TTCAAGACCGACGCCTTCTACGCGAACGGAGCAGCCTTCAACAAGTTTGCTGCACTTGAACTCGGGCTGGATCATTTCGGGCGTGAAGGTTGGCTCTGCATCATGGATGCAGATGTCCTGTGGCCTAAGAACATCGACTGGGAGTTTCTCGCTCCCGAAAGCAACGTGCCACAGAACGACAAATTTAAGGTATGTCCGGGTTCGCTATACACTCCCCGTCGAAGAATGTGCATTGACATTCCAGACAACATCCCCCATGAGCCTTACTGGAAAACATACCCGCTTCACCATCAGGAAGTTGAGTTTGCTGGGTACACTCAAATCTTCCATGCAAAAGACCGTCACCTTCCTCAGCCGCCTTGGCACGAGTGCAACTGGCGTCATGCTGGCGGACCTGATTCTTTCTTCCAGAAACTCTGGCCGGACAGCAACAAAGTCCGTCCTCCATTCGAAGTGCTGCACTTGGGACCAGCAGGAAAGAATTGGTGCGGTCGAGTGACACAGACAATTTCAGGAGAGGTACCACAAGAAGCGGAGTCTCGTGCTGCTGAATTGCGTGAGATTCTGCAGACACGAAGAATGAAGCGAAACTTCGATCACGAAAAATTCTGAAACAAATTGAAGATTCTGGATTGACACGTCGAAGAACAACGCTAGAGTGCTCGCATGTTTGTTGAAAACAATTCGAAAACAGTTCAGGAAAAGGAACACCCCCATGTCGTTTGAAGTTGCGATGAAGCGTACAAAGAAGGTCAACAGCCCCGTCACCTCGACGGTAGTTCGCATTGGCCGCGAATTTGCGGACTACGTTCTGAAGGAATGCAACAAGGGCAACCGCCCGATGTCGATGGGTGTCGCAAAGCTGTACGCCAACGAGAAGTTGCGTGGCAAGTGGCGAGTCAACGGCGAACCTCTGATCTTTGACAATCAGGGTCATCTGGTCAGCGGACAGCATCGTCTCAAGGCTCTCATTCTTGCTTGCGAAGCATTGGACAAGGGCGAAGAGTGGCCGGAAGCACAGACCGAGATTGACGTTGTCATTGTTCGCGGCGTTGAACCCGAAACTGCCGACACCGTTGACACTGGCAAGTCCCGTACTCACGGCGACGTTCTGTTTCGTGATCCGTGGATCGACACTGTGATCAGTGCCGACTGGAACAACACGGCCAGCCGTCGTAAGACGTGGACAAAGACACTGGCTGGTGCAGCACGTCTTGTATGGCTGATGGAAGGTGGAGCAGTCGTAAGTGACGCCCCGAAGTTCCAAATCAGCGAGATGCTCGACTTCCTGAAGGACAAGCACTACAACCTCTGTCAGTTCGTCACGATGGTTCTGGACGCAAACGACGGTGACGGCGGACACGGCGGACTGAAGATGTCTCTGCCGTACACTGCTGCACTTCTATACGCCGCTTGCGTTTTCGAGGACACCGATAACGGTCTGATGATTGACAGTGACGCTTGTGACAAGGTCGAGATGCTGCTGTCTCAGCTTTCCACTGGCAACGGTTACGAGAGAGGTTCAGTTGCTCATGCTCTGACTGGCTACTGGAACAACCTGATGGCACAGCCGGGCAGCAAGGACCGAGACCTTGAGTGGGTTGGCCCGTTCGTCAAAGCAGTACGTGCTTGCCTGAACGGCGAGACTGGCCTGAAGGTGACTGACATCAAGCTGTCGAAGAAAGAGCAGGAGAACTACCGCGACTTCCCGATCCTGTTTGATGGCTGGCACACGTCCTGCTTTGAGATTGCCGCAGCGAAGAAAGCCGCTACTGCTGAACGCAAGGCACAGAAGGAACAGCCTGCTGAAGAACTGGATGACTTCACCGAGGAACCTGTGCAAGCGGTCGTTGAAGATCTGGATACTCCGGAAGAATCAGAGCCGGTGAAGCCAGCAGTGAAGCGTGCTCCTGCAAAGCGTAAGGCGGTTCCAGCCCGCACTTGATGATTTCGGGCAGTGGTCAGTATCTGATGTTATGGTGGGCATCGTGCTGGCCACTGCCTTTTCTTTCTCAGAAATTACAGAGGGAACTTTCCATGTTGTGTCTTAGTCGAAGAGATTCTGAGTCAATCACAATCACAACCCCCGAGGGAACAATCACGCTTCATTTTGGACTCAAAGACAAGAAGTCGCGAATCCAAGTTAGTATTGACGCTCCAAGGTCATTTAAGGTACTCAGGAGCGAACTGAATAGGGACAATGGACATGTCGGACAAGCCGTGGAAACAGTTTGAGCGGTTCATCGCAGGTATCTTTACTTCTACCAGAAATGCTCTGAGTGGGGGTAACAGCAAGATGACACGCTCAGATTCATTACACCCAAACCTGTTCATATCGTGCAAGTACACTCGCAACAATCACAGGATGTTGCGAGACCTGTTGCACGAAGAACGGGAGAAGGCAGACGCAGAAAAGAAAACTGCGGTTCTCTGTATCGGTGAGTTCGACGACAGGCAGAATGCGATGGTCATTCTGCACCTAAAAGACCTTCCAATTTTCGCAAGGCTGATCAATGAAGGGAAAGTTGCAATCACTGCAAACGCTGTGGCACCCGCTAAAAAACGGGCTGTCAGTAAGCGGGCTGGAAATGTGGCTCGTTGATCGAGTCGCATTCGAGGTCTACTATCTCCACAAACTCGAAGCTGTGGAGACGTGGAACAAGAACACGAACTACGGATCTCTGGTTCAGGCTGGTATCGAAGGGTACATTAAAACCCGTCAGCGTGCTGGAGCAGTCAAACTGCTCGACAACGAATTTAAGAAACAGTGTACTCAGCACAGCGAGTACAGTGAGATTGCATTCTGGGCTACGCTGGCGGGACATCAGGTCGATACGTGGATCAGAATGTACGGCAAGGACATTGAGAAGTACGGGTTCAACGATTCCGAAAAGCACCATCAGATTGTCGTGCAACTTCCGTCAGGCCGCAGCATTAAAATGCATGGCTACATTGACGGCGAGTCTGACACGATGCTGATGGAAAACAAATGCCGAGGGGAATGGGATGAGCAGACTATCGTTCAAGAAATTCAGTACAATCTGCAGGTCAATCTGTACACGCTGTTTTTCGAAGCTGCTCATGACCGCTTGCCTGACAAAATTTGGTACCAGCATATACGCCGCCCTAATGGATTCGGATACAGAGGCCCAAGAAAGAAGGCCAGAGAATCCGACATCGAGTTCGCCGGGCGTCTTGCGGAAGCGATCGAAAGTGATCGTGACTATCACTTCTTCCGGTACTGGATCATACCAGATCGAGGAATGGTAGACAGATTCCGACATCGCTGTTTGTACCCGATGCTGGAAGCGTTCCTCGACTGGTACGAGTTTATGTCTCTTCCTTCTCAGAAAGGAGTCGTCAACAAGGTTCACTGGATGACACCATACGGGCTTTACAATCCATTCATGGAAGGTACAGCAGAAAAGTTCAGGCAGTATCGTTTAACAGGGTGTAAGCACGGCCTCAGACCACGGAGTATCAAATGACCACGAAACAACCACCTCCACGTTCTCCAGCAAAGAAAGCACCTGTCCCATCAGGTCGTATGCCGTCTGTGCAGATCGGCAACGAGCGGCCAGCAATGGCTGCAAAAGTCGTGAAGTCCGGAACTGATCCATTCGCCGATCTTGTCGGTGATGAGGAGCACTTCGGCAGGTTCCTGATGTTCTACTCAGAAGCCGGTATGGGTAAGACAACCTTGGCTTCTCAGTTCGAAAAGCCTATGTTCATTACAACCAGTGGTGAACACGGTGCAGCAATCTATAAGGAGCGTGGCCTGATTCCACGTGAGACAACAATTGTTCCGCTGGAAGATGTCTACGAACAGGACTTGATTCCTGACGGCGACGGACACCCCGGCTGGGACAAGTGCCTTAAGACAATGGACCGCTTCCTCAATGCGAACCACGGTCGTAAGACGTTGATCATCGATTCTGTGTCAGGACTGCAGGAACTGTGCTTCCAGCACTGTGCCAGCAAGTTGTACAAGGGCGACATGTCAAGCAAAGCGAAGGACGGCTTCCTCTCATTCTACGGTGGCTACATCAAAGCTGCTGAAGCATACTGGGATGCTCAGTTCCTGAGTCTCTGCCTGAAGATCGTCCGCAAGGGCTACAACGTCATCTTGCTGGCTCACAGCGTTTACCGACAGGTTGACAATCCAGTCGGTCCTGACTTCCAGCAGTATGAACCTCAGTTGTTCAGTCGCATCTGGTCGTTCACGAAGAAGAAGTTGCACGGCGTCTACTTCATGGGTCAGATGGTCAACGTGACTATCGACGAAAAAACCAAGAAGAAGAAAACGCTGGGCGACCGTCGATTTATCGGTATCTCTCCGTCCACATACTACATTGCGAAGTCGTGGGTGACACCGACTGGCGAGAGTGAAATTGACTGCGGTGAAAACGCCGCCGAGACGTACAAAAACCTGTGTACTGTGTTGGGCATGTGATTTCTTTTCTCAGAAAGTTTGAAGGTGAACTATGGCTGACAATACCAACGTTTCTCTGTCCGATGTGATCAAGAAGAATCAGCGTCTCAAGAAGCACGCCAAAGCTGCAACCAACGCTGTGGGCAACCGCGATTACGCTGGTCCTGCCGGTGACGTGGTCTGCAAGTTTGACACGTTGCGAATGATCGTGAAGGACGGTGCGACTTACGCAATTCTGCGGTTTGTTGTGGACGGTTCAATCGACGGGCAGGAAGAGCACAACGGCTCACAGTGCAGCATCATTCACAGTCTGTCAGACTCTGACCGTGCAACGGCTGAGCAGGGTCTTGACCGCCTGATGATGGACATTCAGCGAATGGGTCTTACGACTTCCGATCGTGAAATCAGTGACATCGAAAAGGAACTGCTGGCGAAGAAGAACAGCATGTTCATCATTTCCGCAGTGCCCGGTAAGTCCGGCAATGGTCGTATGTACTTCATGATTCGCAGTGTCTACAAGACTCAGGGCGAATGGACCGAGGAAGAGTCGGAGTACAATAACGAGACTGCCGAAGTCGAGAACGAAGAAAATGAAGTGGAAGATCTCGACACCCCGGAATCTGAAGATGCAGTCGAGGAAGTCGAAGATGCACTTCCGGAGTCGGTTTCTACTCAGCACGACGACTACGAACCTTCAGCGTGGATTGGTTACGAAGTCGGCTGGACAAATCCAAAGACCAAGAAAGAACTCACGTACACTGTGGTGGACGCTGACGACACGGCAAAGACAGTCGTGCTGGAACTGGACGGGAAGCGTGTTCGTGTGAAGTACACGGACCTGAACCTCGTGCCGTTCTAATTCAGCCTGTAGTCAACCCCCGATGGAGGATCACTTGTCGCAAGGCAGGTGGTCCTCTCTTTTTAACAGAAGGAACTCAAATGCTGGGACTCGATACAGAAACGACTGGTCTACACCTCATGAGCGGTTGCACGACGTTTGCAATCGGAATCTACAACGGAGACAACGCAAAGAGATATCTCGCTGATCATGCTGGCATTGATCCGCTGACACGTAAGCGTTGTCGAGACTTCTCTCCTACCATCGTATCGTGCATCGAGAATGCAATGCTTAGCAGCGACCGAGAACTGGTCGTAATGCACAATGCCGGATTCGATTTGAAAGCCCTGTGCGAAGCAGGTATCCTGCCGTGGGAAGCACCCAGCGAAGAGTCATTCTGGACTCACATTCTCGACACGCTGATGCTTGCTCACCTGCACAACAGCAGTGACTTTCTCGGGCTGGACCAACTGACACGCAAGTATCTTGAACGAGGATACGAAAGTGAAAAGAAACTCTGCACCATCGTCAACAAGTGCCGTGCCTACGCCCGCAAGCATCACCCCGACTGGATTATCGCAGACGAGCGAAATGACCAGCACCCAACCCTGCGAAGCAGTGCATCCAGCCTTGACGGGACTCGAATGGACTACTGGCTTCCAGCAGCAGTTTACCGACTCGTTCCAGAGGCACTACGACCGAAACTCCCGAATACTCTCATCGGTGGAGTCTGTGAGAACTACCTGAAGGACGACTGCAGGAACACGTGGGATCTTGCCGTAATGTTCCTCGCTGAACTGCAGGAACGACACGGTGACGATCTGGCTACACTCCTGAGCGTCAACAAGCAGGTAGAGCATGTCGTATGGAAGATGGAGACGCTCGGTGTCCGTGTGCGTACTGTGGAACTCACAGCAGCCATTGATGCCTGCAATCATTACATCTCTATCCTTTCAGAAAACTGCAAGCGGCTCAGCGGTCTTGAAGTCATTACAGACGACAAGTTGCGAGTGCTGTTCTTCGACACATGGGGAGTCGATGCAGTCAAAGAAACAAAGAAGGGTAAGCCTTCAGTCGATGCTGCGACTCTCTTACGTCTCCACGATGAAGCAGAACCTGACAGCAAAGAGTTTCAATTCCTCGGTCAGTACCTCTCACTGAAGAAGTACCAAAAGAAACTGCAATTCCTTGTTGGTTACAGAGACGGCATGGTCGGGACTCACATCAACCCGTCGTTCAAGATCTGCGGCACAAAGACGACTCGATTTAGTGCAGAGAAGCCGAACCTGCAGCAGGTGACAAAAGCCAGCAATCCGTACGAAGAGGATCATCCGGACATTGCGAAGTGGCTCAAAGCCAGTCCGTCAATGCGATCCTGCTTTGGTCCTTCAGACGGGTACTGGTGGCTCGACTGCGATTACTCTCAGCTTCAGTTGAGGATCTTTGCAGCAGTCACTGAAGAGCAGGAAATGATTGATGCGTTTGACCGTGGCTGGGACGCTCACGACTTCGTTGCACGTAAGATCTTCAACGTGCCGGACAGTGAGTCACCCAGCAAGGGACAGCGTCGTATCGCAAAGAACGTGAACTTCGGGTTCATCTTCGGTGCCAGTCCGAAGAAGATCGAGACAACGGCAGGAATCCCCGGTCTCTGGGATACTGTCTGTGAATTGTTCCCCAATGCTCATGCTTTCATTGAAGCGACGAAAGATCAGATCCGAGAAACAGGGATAGTGAAAACACGTGGTGACTACCCTCTGGCCCTGCAACAGACGTTTTCACAGTGGAGTGGCAGCTTTGAGTTCAAGGCACACGCCGGTGTGAACTACATCGTTCAGGGCACAGAGGGCGTCATCGTCAAACGTGCCATGAAATACTGCCATGATTATTTCCTTTCAGAATTTCCTCAGGGAAGGATTGCATTGCAGTGCCACGATGAGTTAGTATTCGAGATGCCAGCACGCTTCCCCAAGAAGCATGTCTGGGCATTGACAGAACTGATGGAGAAAGCAGGAGCAGACTACGGCGTCAAAGCCCCGGTCGATCCTGAATTGTGTTTCACCCGATGGGACAAGTCAGTCAAGATCAGGAGACCATGATGTTTAGTTACGAGACCAATGATGAAATAATGATGTGGAGTTTAATACTTGGAATGATCAACTGTGCATTGATTCTACTTTGGGGGGCTTCACTCGCCGATGGACGAAGCACAGGTGCCATTATGCGTTTAGGCAGGTATCTGCCGGTCGCGATAGTGTTGTGCATCATTTCTGCTGTTTACTTTGGAACACGAAATATCGACGAAGATAACCGCAGGAGAGAAGCACGCTATCAGGAGATCTACCAACAGGGAATGACAGCAGCAGAGAACGGAATACCTGACTCAGCTTGTCCGTTTAGGCAGTCAGGCGGTAAGTATGCTTCCAGTTCTCCGGATGAACGTAAGTGGCTCGAAGGTTGGACAGCGAAGAAGATTCAGATGAACAAGGAGCAGAAACCATGATCGAAATGTTCTACCCGGTATTCCAGTTTCTTCTGACTCTGATCAGTTGTTTACTGGAAGCTGCGGTCGTACTTCTGTTGCTGTACGCCTTAGTAAGTTTTGCTGTGTTACTGCTGGGATTTATCTTTGGAATGTTTGTGTGCTTTTTCAGATCAGATGATATAGAGGAACAAAGACCATGAACACGATTGAACTACTTGACATTCAGGGTAACGACACCACCATCGCACTGGCAGCATGGACATCTACTTCTTCAGAACTTACCGAGGAACGCAAGGATCGAGTACCTGAGTTTATCGCTTGGCTGTACAAGAACGGACACCATACTCCATTCGAACAGGCTTCGTTCCGTGTTCGCATCGTCGTTGACGTAGCGACACACATTCAGTTGTTGAAGCACCGAGTCGGAGTCAGCATCAACAGTCAGTCAGCACGTTACAAGGAGCGTAAGGAAGATCAGTTCCTTATTCCTGACGACTGCCCTATTGAAGTGATGAAGGCACTACACGCACACCATGAAACCTGTGCAGCACTGTACCACCAAACCTGCAAAGAACTCACAGCAACGATAGGACGACAGCGAGCAAAAGAAATTGCTCGTTACTTTCTGCCGTACACCACACAGATTGAATCTGTTGTGAGTTTCAACATGCGGTCGTTCATGCACTTCTACAAACTTCGTGCTTCCAGCAGTGCTCAGCGTGAAATTCGTATGATTGCTGTCGGTATCGCAGAACTGTTGTTCCGTGCTGAAGGAATGCCGTTTTTCCACAGTTTAATGACTCTGTTTGACGCTTTACCTATTGCTGTAGCAGACGACAGCTTCTTCCCAACAGTCAACAAGATGATCGGCGTCACCACTCAACCAACAAAACCTGACGGAGGCTTTGCAAGAGGCTATGATAACTGAAATCATTACTAAGCATCGAGAGTTCACATTCGGTTTCACAGTCGGATTAGGCTCTTCACTGCTTCTGATTGTGTTTCTACTTCTCTTATCAGAATTCATTGCGTGGCTTACTGTCAGGAAAACAAAGCCTGCAGTTCACACGCAACCAACAAGTCAAGGCGGTCCAAACTCACAAAGCTGGAGACGATAATGACCACGGAAATGAAATTGTTTGACCATCTCGAAATGCCATACAAGGACAACGGCGATGATTGGAACATCACTTGTCCTTGGTGTGCTTCTGAAAAGATGTCTGTCCGCAAGACAGAGGGCAACGTCTACCAGTGCTGGAAGTGTAAAGAGTCAGGCAACGCTCTGACTCTGATGCGTAAGTTCTACGACGATCTGCCGGAACTCTCACCTCCAGCCGCTCGTGAATTTCTGAACAGAAAGAAGGGTGTCGTATTCCAGACGCTCAGGAGTGAGGGAGTACGTTTTGATTCAGGATACTACTGGTTCCCGGTCTACAACGCTGACAGCAAGCTGATTGCTCTGCACAAGTACAATCCGCAGAACAACATTGCTTACAGCAGTCCAAAGCCGTGGAACTGCAGCATCCTCGGATTGAGTCAACTATCTTCTTCTTCAGAAATCTGGGTGGCAGAAGGACACGCCGACTATCTGATCATGCGTCAGGTTCTGAAGTCTACAGGTATTGATCTGCTGGGGACTTGTGGCAGCAGTTTCAGCCAGTCGTATCTGCACCTGCTGGACGGTAAGAAAGTCGTCCTGCTGTTCGACAACGACGAAGCGGGACAATCAGGAGTCCAGTCAGTCGCCCGTCGTCTGAAGGGTTCTGGTATCTCAGTCGAGTCGCTGTCTTACCTCGACTGGACTAAGGTATCTATTCCTTCTTCAGAAACCATTCCTGACAAGTTCGATATCCGCGACCTCTGGAACACAATGAGAACCTGAAATGATAAAGTATCACGGAACTCCAATTGGCGGGTCAAACAGAGACGCAATGTTGTTTTTGCAGGGCAGGCACGCTTTGGTTAGTTTTGCAGCACCGGGACATCTACCTGAAGTAATGTCGTGTTGCGAAAGTTTCTGTCTTGATAATGGAGCATTTTCAGTATGGAGACGTGGGGAAGGGAAAGTGGACGAGAAGGAGTACCTGCGGTGGATACAGTCGATTCGAGATCATCCAGCATTCGATTTCTTCATCATCCCTGACGTAATTGACGGAACGGAGAACGAAAACGACGAAGCAATAAAGCGTTGGAAGAAAATAAAAGGGGGAGTCCCCGTGTACCATCTTGGTGAATCGGTAGCCCGGTTTAACAGGTTGGCTTCTGAGTTTCCGCTGGTTTGTTTAGGCAGCACTTCGAAATGGCCCTCTGTTGGCAGTGACGCTTGGTGGCCGTACATAGCTGATCTGATGGACACAATCTGTAAAAACGGAGTCCCCCCTTGTAAGTTACACGGACTGAGAATGTTGAACCCAAACGTATTCACAAGACTACCGTTGCATTCTGCAGACTCATGTAATGCAGCAGTCAATAATCACATCTGTCTCAAGAAAGGAGTGTACCCAAACCTTGAGCGTTGGCAGGGATCTGAAAGAATAGCAAGACGGATAGAAGCGTATCAATCGGCGGCTGTGTGGTCCCGTACAAATCTGGAGAAAGAAAATGCTGACATATTCTGTACATGAAATGTTTGCGTCTATTCAAGGAGAAGGCTACTGGGCAGGAACTCCGGCAATTTTTATTCGACTTCAAGGTTGCAGTGTAGGTTGTCCTTGGTGTGATACAAAAAACTCTTGGCCTTCTGCAGAAGCAACAGACATCACGGAACGAATAGATAGAATGTGCAGTACATACGCCCATGTACGGCACGCTGTTATCACAGGCGGAGAACCTTGTCAATTTGATCTTGTTCCGTTGATGAAATACTTGAATCAAAAGATTGGCTTTGTTCAGATTGAAACTTCTGGTTATTTTCCTCCACCTAAATACAACGGAAATTATTGGCTCACAGTAAGCCCTAAGTCTTTCAACAGAAACTTCGATGACAAATGTGTAAAAATGGCTACCGAAATAAAGGTAGTCGTAGGGAGTTACGCCGACATTGAATTTGCTGAATTCTGTAGAACACAAAACAGAACAGAGCATTTCTACATTCAGCCGATGTCGGAGCAGAAAAACGCTGTAGACATCTGTTTGACTTATGCTTTGGAAAAAAATTGGAAAGTATCCGCTCGCGTACACAAACAACTGGGAATCAAATGACTACCCCGACACAGTTCGTTGACCTGATTAGAGTTTCTCTCTCAGAAATTGATCTGAGCGAGGTTGTAAGCATTCAGCCGCAGGCTTGTACATCCTTCCATAAACTGATCGAGATTTACAAACAGGATATGTCTGTTACTCAATCACTTGAGGACTGCCTTGCAATCTGCATGGCAACTCATCTCGCTGTGGCTCTGGAAGGTGATCCTCTATGGATTTACCTTGTCGGTGCTCCATCGAGCGGGAAGTCTACCATCTGCGAACTGATTGCTTCAGACGAGATTCACACTAGAAGTCTGAGTAAGTTCACCGGGCTTGTGTCTGGCTCACGTCAAGGAACTCACCTGATCCCCATGCTTCAGGGGAAGTGTGTCGTTATCAAAGACGGCACGCTTCTTCTGGAGTCATCACAGCAGCAACTGGCAAACGTCTACGGGGAACTGCGAGACATCTTTGACGGTTCACTGAACGCTGAGTACCGAAACGGTGTCTCAGCTTCATTCAGCAATATCTCATTCGGTATGGTCATCGGTATAACGGAACGAATCTACTCGCTGAATATGTCTGCACTCGGCGAACGGTTCCTTCATTGCCGACTCGACACATCCCGAGACGTGGAAGTAGACCGTAACAGTCGTGCTATCGACTCGATCTTCCAGTCTGCTGCCCGTACCAACCTTGAAGGTAACGAAGCAGGAGACTCCCGCAGTTTCCCTAAGCAGCGTGCTTACACTGCAGGACTGTTGAGTCATCTGCATACTCGAATCAGGAATGAAGAGATCCTGCGTCCCGGATACACACAGTCCGACAAGTCTCTGATTCAAGCTATCGGTGACGTAATCGCCTGCAGTCGTGCTCAGGCACCCCGAGTCAGAGAACATGGTTCACCTTCAGAACTCCTGTACGACGCTTCTCCGGAAGGTAGTACACGAGTCGTAAAGCAGTTGTCTCGTCTGGCACTATGCCTCTGTTACGTTCTGAGCGAAACAAGGATCACACCTCGCATTCGCTCACTGCTGATCAAAGTCGGTAAGGACACCAGCTACGGCAGACAGTTCAACATCATCAGTACCATCGCAAAGAGTAAGGGGTTGAACCGTCAGTCGATCGCCGCACTTTGCAACATTCCGCTGGAGACCATCAGTCGTCGTATTGACGATCTGGAATCTCTCGGCATACTTACTACTGACTCAGAAACACATCGACCGGCACGTGGTCGGTCAGTTCCTCATCTCCACTGTAACCCTTACATCAAGGATGCTTTCCTGAAGGTGCTCAATGAAAATCCCAACCGTCCGAATCCCAGACCCAAACCGAGACCGCGAACGAGTGGCGGGTGAAGCCTTCCTCTCGAAGCGTAAGGGACGCAGTAAACGCCGGATGCGAATACTCTCACGAGATTCCTTCCTGTGTAACCACTGCAGTCAACCGTTTCCCGAATCAAACCTCGAAGTCGATCACATTATTCCTCTTGTGCAGGGAGGATCTGACGACGACTGCAACCTGCAAACCTTGTGTAAGCCTTGTCACCTCAAGAAAACCATAACGGAGAGAAAAACATGAGCGAGCAAAAGACCACCGCACTGGAACTGCCTTTAAGGCCGGGCAGGTATCTGTTGAGAAACGGCGGAATAGTGTGCATCGAGAAAAACCCTAACACAGACACCAATCAAGAATGGCCGTGGAGAGGCAGGATTGAAGGAGAAGAATATCACTCTGAATACGACTTTGAGGTCTGGGATGTTCACGGAGACTTCGCCTGTACTGGAGAATTATCACCGTATGACATCGTAGCACGTCTACCCGACTTACCCCTTCCTCCACCACCGGCACCTGACAAACCACAGTCTACTTCTTCAGAAACACTTACGGGCAACATGCAGGTTGGTGGAGACCACTACAAGAAGATGAAGCATCAACCGATTGACGTAATGGAATCCTGCATGAGTCCGGAAGAACTCAAAGGATTCCTTCGCGGCAATGCTCTGAAGTACCTGATGCGTATGGGTCACAAAGACAGTGCTCGCACAGACGTGCATAAAGCACTGCACTACGTCGATATGCTGGTAAAGCTGATGGACAAACAGAAGGAGGTATGACAATGCCAGAACGAATGTGCGGAGATTGTATGTGGTGGGAGCGGACGCCGTCCACAGGTAACGGTATGTGCCGACGCAATCCGCCGATCGACCTAGACGGCAGCGTACCGCAGACGGCGGCGACGGACTGGTGTGGCGAGTGGGCCGACAAATCCATCACGCCAGAGCAGGAGGACCGGCAGGAACTGACGCGGCGGTTTGCACTGACGCTTATGAGCACGGAATGGGGTAAGAACTTGGACACTGGAGTATGGAAAGCAGCGGAAAAACTGGCAGCAGCAGAGCCACAGATACAGAAGGAGGACGGTAAGTGAGAGACGAGCAACAGGACTCAGGCGGTCCCGGCGATGACATTGATGACGACGATGACTACAGTTTCGATCATGAACAGAAGGAGTCTGAGAAGTGACATCCATACACCAACTGAACAAAGAACTGTACAGCGTGGGTCGCACTGTGCTTGTAATCAACGCTGAGAGGTCGTTGTTGGCACAGATGACTGATCTATCGTCCGGACAATCGGATCGCGTTATAAGCGAGCCTGTGCGATCTGGCAAGGTAAAGGAGCGGAAGCCCCGTGCTCCCCGCAAGCCGCGAGTCAGGAGACAAAGGACTCGCAGGTCCAGAAATAAGCCTGAACCTGTGTGCAGTGAATGCGGTGGGTGTAAATTGGTGGATCTGGGAGAGAAGGACTGCTTTGGCCGTCCAGTCGTGTATCCGTGTGCAATGTGTATTGTTGACTGAAAGGGCGAGACATGAGCGAAGAACAGATATTGACAAATCCAAACAGTCCGGGCTGGAGATACTTGAGAGACGATGAGACGGTACAGACGGGCGATGAGTTTCTGAGCACTGACTGTATGTGGTGCCTGACAGACCGTGTTGGTGAAATAGCGGGACCTAACGTCACATACCGCCGTCGCATCGAGCAACAGCAGCCGAAAAAACCAGACGACCCGGGCGGGCCGGGATGGCGTTGGGTGTGTCAGGGTGAAAAACTAGAATTGCATGACATGATGCAAGTTGACGGTGAATGGTGGCCGACAAAAAGTGCTGGAAAGACATGCTCGAAGGAAGGGATGTACCGCCGACGGATTGAGCAACAGCAGGCAGACTACCCGAGCGACAGCGAGCGGTATCAAATGCTGAAGATAGAGACTCTGTCAGATATGGTTCAGCAGTTGATTGCCGATCGGGACGAATACAAACGAAAGGCTGCAATATCGCATCAGTTGGCGGAAATGTCACGTAAACAGGTTGTTGAAATGGCTGAGAAGATTCAATACCTAGTAGACCGTTTAGCACCAACAATCCAATCGAGAGAACAGGAATGAGAGACGACTTCCCTATATGTCTTGAAGGTGAACGACTAACATTTATGACCGAGTATCTGTCTCTTGAGTTTCTGCCAAACAATATACAGATGCGTCTGGTAGAACAGGTCGGGAGCAGTTGGGACGGTGCCAGTATTCCTCGTTACATGCGGTGGATCATCGGGCACCCATTATCGCCAGAACTGAGGCAGGCGTCTTACTGGCATGACAGGATCTGTGAGGGAAGTGAAACATTCGAGGATCGTATGGTCGCTGACTCGATCTTTCTGATGTTACTGAGACGTTCAGGTGTTGTTCGTTGGAGACGGTGGGCTATGTGGTTCGCTGTCAGATTTTACGCAGTGTTTGTGTGGAGGATTTCACAGTGGGTAAGAAGGCGAAAAGCAAGAAGCGTCAGTGGAGCATCGACGTTGTAAGCAGTCAGGATGGGAAGCAGCACTGGTTGCGACTGACTGCAGGGAACGGCGAAATCGTCCTGAAGAGCAGCGAGACATACGACAGTTTCACGAATGCAACACGGGCACTGAAAACCGTGACTGATGAACTAGGCAACTGGATCTCTGCAGGACTGTTTGCTTGTGCAACACACCAGTACAGTGAAGAGTAGTCAAGCAATCCAGCAATGAAACCAAAAAACCCCTGCAGGGGATAAGCCTGCAGGGGTTATTTCTTTTCCAGAACTATTCAAGCCGAACTCCGATTCCTGCACCAATCATTGCAGCAATCAGAACAAAGACGCACAGCAAAGCAACCATCAGGTCTCCTTCACAAACACACCTTCTTCGTTCAGGTACCCACGTCGATCCTTGATGGTTTCATACGCACCCTCAAGGCACTTGTACATATCCAGCCCGGACATTGCACACAACTGAACCAATACGACAATCGTATCGCCGATACCGTCAGCAAGTTCTTCGTAATAAGCATCAGTCATTGACTCTGCGTCCGTGCCAGTAAGAGCGTGAATCTTCCTCGCAGCAATCAACGTCTCAGTGGCTTCCTCGCACAGCTTCAGAGCCTGTGTATCGAGTCTCCCGTTCTGAATGATCATTCGATCCCGTCCCCATTGCTCACACTGAGCGAGCAATGTTTCGAACTTTGACACAGCCTGCAAAGCCTGATGCTTTTCTTCGATCAGACATTTGATTGACTCCGTCTGTTCCTTCGTTATCTGCCGAAGTGCCCGAACCTCGTTAGTCACATCCACAATTTCCACTTCGACAACAGCCTGATTACTCGCCATCATTTTTCTCCTAAAAAATCCTAAGACCCCAGTTGACCAACACGGTAGAACCCCTTCACAAGCGTCATAAGCGTTATCGCATTCATCGAGGAAGCGAATCCCTCTTTGGCACGAATAGTCTTATGATCTTCTACAATGTCACACAGAGCGAATGTGCAACAGTCCCTGCCTTCATCCTCTGTGTCAGCATACATCCTCCACAACACAATCCCGTCAGCGTCAACAGTCTTGAGTGAGTGAATCAACACCCACAGCTTCCTATCCATATCGTCCGCTGTGTCGGTGTCGATACGGTTCTTCGCTGACCTGTAAACCTTGTCTGCGATCTCCCAATTGACTCTGAGCAAGTCATACTCGGAGAAAGTGTACACAATCTCCGGATCAGTCTTTTTCTTTCCAGAAACAGTCACGGTGAGAGACTCGCGAATACGGTGTTCTCCGTGATGTTTACTGTGCAGGGCCTGAGCAGCCTGTGAGACTGTCATGCCTGTTACGTCCACGTAATGCTGTTGTAGTCTGTCGAGGTACTGTGCCATGTACTTGTCGAGTACCTGTCGGATCATCTCCCCGGTCTCGTTTGAGGCAGGAACATGTCCGACAGTGTCAAGCCAGTCCTCAGCAGTCATGCTGGCCCGCTTACTCCGTGGCGGGATCAGTTTCCCGTGTTTGTCGTAATACTCGCTGATTCGATTCGCCATTGTTTTTTTCTCCCAAAAAATCTCAACAGGGGGTCAGCATGAATTCATAACCACTGACCAGCATTCTCACCTTGTTCACACGATACGATCTTTTGCCCTTCATGACAACATCACCAACACGGTGCAAGTAGGTTGAGAGAAACTCTGACCCCTTCAGTTCCTCGAAAGTGACCACGATACTGTGCCGCATTACTGCCGTTCCTTTACCAGTTGCTGAACCATCTCTGTGAGTACCTGAACCTGCTTACGCAACTTCCGAAACTCGGCTTTAGTCTGCTTAGCCAACCTGCCGGACCGGTAGTCACTCTGAACCTTGACACACTTCATCCACCGATCCTTGTAATCCTCAGCTTCTGCCCGTGCTTCTGTTAATTCTCGTTCAAGTTGTTCGGCAAACTCTCTAGAGACTACTTCGCACTCTGCCTCAGAGTCCGTCCAATAAACACTGTCAGTTCTTGGAGTATCGCTCATTACTTCCAGTCCTTCAGTTGGTTGAATACATTCCAGAAGTGCCGCTCGCTCAGGATACGCTTCGAGTGCGGTCTGAGAGTCTTTCCCCCGTACTTCTGATCCTGAGCCACAACACGCAAGCCTGATCCCTGTTCATCCATGACAGCTTGCACGTTCAGTTGCTCGCCCTCGATGCGAGGTTCGTACATGCAGCCCGGATAATCTCTGACACGATTCTGTGCGAGCACAATGATCCCTGTGCAATTACGTGACTTCTGCATTGTTTGTTCCTTCAGAAAATCTGTCAGGGACCGTCAGTCAGAATGTCAGCGTAGATACCCATTGGCCCACGTCGCCACGGTCCAAAGTCTGACTGGCACCAACTGTCCCGCTTGTATCCGCAACTGGTACATCCGACGGCTTCCAGAATCCTTCGTGAGACTGGTGAATCGCTTTTGCCGAGTCTCACCAGTTCATCAGGGACTTCAATCGTTTTGACAAGGTTGTAACTCCCGTTCTGTGACCACGAACCATCATAGATCAAATCTGTCAGCACGACTCGAATTCTTACAGTCATTGTTTACTCCCAAAAAATCCGAAGTAGGGGTATTGACAACCCGGACACCCCGTAGGGTGTTTCGTCCGTATTTCACGGACTCATCAGCGGGCTTAGTCTCGAACGACACAACAGAACCTGTCATCACCACGATACAGGCTGTAAGCAGGATCGTCAGCGTCTGCAATCTGTCCTGTAACGGTTCCATCGTCTGCAGTAACCACTGGATAATAACCCAGACAAGCCGGAACCGTGGCAGCAAGTTCCAACGTCATAGTGTAACCTGTGTAAGTCGCTGCCCATTCCTTCAGTGCTTCCAACTGTTTTTCTCTGTGTTTTACTACCCAGTTCCCCATTGTCTTTCCCTTCAGAAACTTCTGAGAATGAAAACCCCTGAACGCTGTACTGATCAGTCCTCAATCAACCACGTGTACACACCACCTTCAAACTCAACCGAATCCAGACCGTCGACAATGCCGTTCTGAATCAGGTCAATCAGTTTCTCGCTGTCAATGTCAGTGCCGCAGAGAATGCCGTCAGAGTCAACGTAGCCTTCCTGAATCTGGACATCGTCTTTGTAGATGCGGCACAGCGGGTAACAACTCCGTTCAATCCACGGAATGATTTCATCTTCAGAAACATCCCAGTTCTCAACAACGTTGCTGGGTACGTTTGGCAGTTCCTCGCCCAACGTTTGCTTCAAAAAATCCTCAGTGTCGATGTTCGCATCACAGATATAACCAGTACCGTTGTCTGGCGTGTTGACTTCACCGTGCCAGTAGTAAGGGGTGCAACGGTACAGCGTGTCATCATGCAGAATATACGCTGCGTTGTTGTACCAATACACTCTGTCAGACTTGCGATACCCCGGCAGTTCTGAAGCTGGCAGGGAAGCGTACCCCGGACTGCAACGCTCGCTCAGTCGTTCATCCTCCACCCAGACTTCATTCTGCAGTTCTGCAATCTGTTCATCGGTCCATTCGTCCATATCGTCAGACAGTGCTTCAGGACGATCAGTCGATTCAACACGCCAGCCCAGTGTCCAGTCGAGGAATCCTGAGTCTACAAGGTTATCAACCTTGTACATGCGACACGCCCCATAATTGCCACGAACATCGCCACCCTTGTGGACGACAACAGCAACGTAAACGTCGTCAGCGTACACCCAGTCTGCAGTGTCGGCAGGACCGTACACTGAGAACTGAAACACGTTGTCGAAGTTATTTTCGCTGTTGTAAACGTTGTCGCCAGCCAGTCGTGAAATGCTCATTGTGTTTGTTCCTTCAGAAACTTCTGAGAATGAAATTGATCCAAAAAATCCCGTTACACTCACCCGTTGTCAACCGTAAATGTCGTGGTACTTACCGATAGACTGCAGAGCAGTCTTTAAGTGTGTGTCATTGCATCCCGACGGATACAGTACAAACTTCGGACAATATGACACCAACCGCTTTCTTGCTCGAATAGGTGTCCCGTCCTCAAAAACTCCGGGCTTGTAAGCAGGGTGGTCATCGTCATTCTGCAAGTCGTACCTCACCTGACGGTAAATATCCCACAACACAGCTTCGGGACGATCAGCGTAGTATTCCCGAATCTGCTGTTTAGTGCGTCCACAAGAATCCAGAAACTCCCGGAATGCTCCGAGTAAAATGTCGTACTGTTCTTCTGGCCACTTCATTGTTTGTTCCTTCAGAAATTTTTGATCCAAAAAATCCCATGGGGAGTATTACGTTCATCGGCAGCAAAGACAAGTCCGGATTACCTAAATCTTGAAAGAATTATCACACTTGTTTTTTGATCCAAAAAATCCCATGGGGGTATCCGCTGATTCTCTGCTGTCCGTGTTCTGGATTCTCGCTGCATTGGTTGGTTACTCCCGTTGAGGATTGCCGTGAAATTGTGCGTCGGTTGGTTTGTTATTCGGATATCCGGATCGTTTTCTATTCAATAGTTGTTTATCCTGAATTCCGTTTTTATCCGGATATGTTTACCCGTAATTCCGTTATTCGCGGAATTCCGGATATCCGGATCAGTTTATCCTCTATTTTGAGACTCCCGGAATGCAGATAAACGTATATGTTTATCTTCAATTCCACTATTCCCGATAGTCTGCAGTGGTCAGTGGTCAGTGGGAATAATCCCGAACAATCGCCACCACTGCCCACTATCCACCACTGACCACTGCCCACTATCCACCACTGACCACTGCCCACTATCCACCAC